GATCCAACCCACAACATCACCTGCCATGATCCCATCTTCAACAATACCTGCATACTCATTTTTAACTTCTTTTAAAACTGTTTTTAAAAAGTCCATAAATTTCCTTAGAATAAAGTGTTAATTTTTTTAGGAGTCCAATCGATCAAGTCTAAAATAGAAACAATAGGATTTAAAAACGTTACCGTGAATTGTAATTCTTTATCCACGTATTTATCCAACAAAAATTCAGGTGGTAAAATAGTATGAAACGCTATCGCATTGCTATTGAAAGTCGGGTTCGCTTTTTGTAAATAAATAAATTTAAGTTTATCACCGTTGGTTATAAATTCATAGTCACTTTCAATTTCATTTTCTCTAATGAGTCTATTGAAAGTTAATGCACCCTTAACGTGAATTGGTGTTTTACTTTTAAATGCGGTTGTCTTACTATCCCACTTATCAATATCTGAAATACCCCGTGGTGAAGCAATTTCATGTATGGGTAATTTGAAAAATTGTTTCTTGAAGTCTGCAATGTATTTTTGAACGTCTAATTCATTACCGTTCATAATAATTTTGATAGCACCCTCAATAGCTTTTCGACAAGGCTCAGGTGTAGAAGACCTGACACTCTCAATGCCCATGATCTTTTGTTTTGGTTCTTGGTATTGAACGCCTTCTGAATTCCAGACGTTTAAAATGTAATTCTTTTTCTTACGCCAAATGCCACGGTCTGCAATGACCTCACGACTCATAACCATTTTTTGCAGGTATGCGTTTTGCTGTTCTTTTAACTCTTGGTATGAGGATGTTATATGAGGTTGAATCATTTTCTCACACACATTATCAAGTGCTTTAACAATTTCCTCTTTGGAATTATCTTTATAATGCTTTTCAACTAATGGAGCCAATGAGATATAAATTGAGTCGGTATCGCCTGCTACAATAAAGTCATGATCTTTCATTTTCAAACGTTCACAAAGTAACTCATTAACTTTACGTTTGATCCATTGGATAGCCAATTGACCAGATAAAGTAATTGACTCTGCCATGTCAATGTTATAAAAACGCCCATACTCATTACCTAAGAAACCAAAACAACTATTGAGTGTTACTTTGATCCCCATCTGAAACGCTTTATTTTTCGCTACTATGTTTTCGTGCTTCTTTAGTAGGTCTTTCAACTCCGCTGTTGTCAGGTCTTGCAATTGCTCTTTCGTCATCAAATAATTCCCTAATTTCTGGGGTCAACTCTTTTAAGTTTAATGGCTCACACGCCACCGATAGGAGCCAGTCTTTCATATAATTTTTTCCATGTCAAATCTTCCATGTCATGAACTAAACGACAATGCCCTAAAATTTCAGCACGTTTAAATTCTTGAATGGGATTGCACATAAGACAAGTCCAATTTTCAGGAAACTTTAACTCATGCTCATTAGGACGTACATCTATTTTCATAAGATAGCGTCCATGTCAGAACCGTTATACCATGCAATTTGAAAAAACGTGGGATTAGTTTTCATTCCTTTAACGTCCCCATGCTTATTTAACCAATCAATAAATTCAATTTCCATAACCAACAATTCATCAGAGGTAATCCTTACGTTAGAAGATCCCAAATATTCATATTGATATTCAGTAAGCCAAAGACATAAAACTTTCTCTGCCATATAATCATAAAATATTTGAAATTGCTCCATTGCACTTGGATCAAAATTATCTGTTAGTTCTTCTGTCACATATTCAGTAACGTCATAGTTAAGTTCAATTTCTACGGCAAAACCTGCCATCATTTCATTGTGACTCATAATTCGGCATCCTCGATTTGGTCTAAAATAGTTCCCAACACTGAAAAAGCCCCTATAGAATAAGACTTAAACAACTTACGAAAGACTTCTATTTCATCTTGATCTGTTGTAACAATATCCATCATACTTTTCTCTAGTGTTCTTTCAACATCAGAATGTTTGCCAGAAATTTCACCAAAATAAATGTCGTTTCCTATGTAAGACTTCACCTGCTCAAGTTCTTCTTCATTCAACACCTCATAGCTTTCGCCATAGGCATCCCACATGTCCATATCAAAATGGACTAACGTTAAATTAGGCATTTACCCTCTCCTTCAAAATATTTTTAATATCGACAACCACTTGCTCAGATGCAAGTTGCTCTTTTTTAATTACTTTACGTTGGTTGTAAAGGTCTTGCATCATTTGCGGTATGAAACCTTGACTATCCTTTCTATAAAATTCCTGATTGGCTGTCATGGTTACATTATTATCTTCTAATATGTCAGTCTGCTTAAACTGTCCCTCTATCATATCATCAATAGAACAATATTCCATCTCTTTTGGAGTCTCATTGTCCGTTAACATCTTTTCAGGACTAATGTTATACATCATAATTAAATGTGGGTAAAGACCATCGAGGTCAAAAGAAATGACCCATTCATGTAAGCCAACTTTCGGATCAAAAACTTTTGCACCACGAAATTTTTCAGACTTTGAGTAATGTTCTTTCGCAGGGATCACCACGTCATTTTCTTTCAGCTTATTGTAAACCAGACTATCCCACATTCTTACTTGTGAGAACACGTCTTGGTGTGGTATTTTAGCCTTGTATGCTAAAGTATAAACCAATCGCAGTAATTGCAATTTATTATCCAGTCGTTTAACTAAGTAAACGTCTTTTATACCATAGTCAATGAATTTTTCAAAGTCTTGGTCAAATAATTCATCAAGGTTTTGTACTTCGGAATAGTCAACTTTCTTCTCACCCAACTCTACATAGGCAATATTATTTAAAGCGTATGAGTCACGCTCTTTAAAAGTAAACTTTTTGTAAATTTTCATATAGTCGAGCACGGAAAGTCCCGCAATTTTATATTCCCTAACGTCTTTATATGCGTTAAGATCCACACAAAATTCTTTCTTCTTTATATGAGAATAAGCAGGGGATAAACGATAAGATGCTTTTTCACCTAACACTCTCGTAATTCTGTTTACAAGATATGGCACGTCAAATTGTTCTATATTCCAACCCGTAATTATATCAGGTCTAAGTTCTTGCCAATGGTTTAAAAATTCATTGAGCAAGTCTTTTTCATCATCACATTGTAAGTAAGTAACGTCTGAACTTTTTTCGGTATAAGGCTTTGTTGAAAGGATATAAAACTTGTTGGCTTGTTCTATCTGAATTGAAGTAATTTCATTATAGGCATCATAAGGATCTGAATAACCAACTCTACCATCGTCTGAAACTTTCTTAACCTCAATGTCCACATTAGCACAAATTATCTTGTCAAATTCCCAGTCAATGTTTCCCCTATAATTCTCAGAGATATATTGAATGTAATAATTTTGGTTGCCAAAGACACTAACGTTTGAAATGTCATTATGGTCTTTAACAAATTTCTTTGCGTCTGTTATTGACTTGAAATTAAATGGTTGTAATGTTTCATTATGTACCGATCTATAGCCCATATCATGCTTAGATAGTAGGAATAAATCAGGATTGAAGTCGCCAAAATATGTTCTTTTATAGTTTTGATCATCGTAGTATCTTGCATAAATTTTGTTGCCCACTGGGGTCACGTTTGTATAAAACAATTTTCAGCACTCCATAATTAAAAAGGGTGCTATAATTATATAGCACCCATATTTTTTTACAACACTTTTAACCCAACATTAAGCCATTTTTATCTGGCATAATTAAACCAGAGCCAAACCGTTGAATCCAATTTTTTTCAATGTCATTCTGTGCGTCTTTCACATAACGTATGTAACGCTCTTTGATAAGTAAATTATCATCTGTATAAAACTGAGTCGCAGGAATGAAAAGTAAAGTGCCTTGGTTTTCTGGGTTTGGTACAATTGAAACAGGATTTTCAATAGTTAAACTACCGTCATCATGTTCAATTATATCCCCCAATAAATGTTCGCCATTATCTAAAACGACAATTTTTACGTTCGCCATTATTTATCCTTTTGATGGAAAAGTTTTGTCATAATAATCTTCAAGCTCTAACGCTTCGGCAAAGGTATCTGCCGCATTTTGCTTGTGATAAATTGTGACCATTTTGTTAAGAACTTTCTTATCAAGGTTTTGTTCTTCTGCCAAACCTTCTTTGGCTTCTTTGATAGATAGTCTCGCACTTTCAATAATAGTCATCTGATTAGAAATATCTTTAATAACTTTATTGACTATTTCAAAGTCTGTTGCTGTTTCACTCATAATAAATTTCCTTTAGGTTAATAGCCCGTGTGACCAAACCCACCTTTACGGCTAGTTTTTTGTCTTGGAGCTTCTTTTTGGTACATCACTTTAAATTTCACCGAACGTTCTAATTCAGCTTGGCAAACCTTGTCCCCATCTTTTACAACGTAGTCAACATCAGCACAATTAAATAAAACCACATACGTTTGTTCAACATAATCATTATCCACTACACCTTCACAGTTTGCAAGTTTTAAACCGTGTTTCAATGCAAGACCTGACCTTGGGTGTAAACGCATCGAATATCCGTCTGGAATGTCAAAAATTAAACCCGTTGGAATCATGACCCGACACCAACTTGGTAATATAACTTCACCCATTTCTGGGAAAGTTTCAAACTTCGTGTTGTTTAGATCAAACGCTTTAAGTGGCGTATCTGAAATATAAGCCTTTAAATCAAAACAGGCAGATCCATCAGTTGCTTTTTCAGGGTTATGTGAGCCGTCAAACATCTTATAAATGCCTAACGTTTTCATGTTGCGTTCTTCTTGCTGTCTTATTTCTTCTTCACTCGGTACAATGAGTGAACCACTTGTCATCATATTAGCTGTTTCCTATGTTGTATTTTGGAATTAACTCCCACTTTTCTTTATCTTTAAATGGAATAATTTTGATCTGACTCATAGGTGCGAATATACTATCGTCAAAGTCGTCCTTATCAATTATTGACAGTAAACCCCACTCACCCAATAATTTTGTGATCGTATTTCTACGCTCTTTATCATTTTCGGATATGTCTGTTGGTTTCCCATCTAACGCAAACAATTCTTTAAAGTGTAGTATTGCGTATTGACCTCGTTTGTGCAAGATATGGCACGACTGGAATAACTTCTTTTCTTTCCTACTTTCAACACCTATTCTCGATAGCGTTTCCTTAACTTTCAAGAAATCTTCTTTTTCTGCTAACTCAATTTCTACCCCCATCTCATTAAATAATTCACTCATTTTTTTCCACCCTTAAACATTCTTTCTTTTATTATTTTTATATTATCGTCAGTCAATAAAACTAACGCTTCCAATGCTCTCTCGTCAGAATAATTATAATATTCCTTAATCAAGTCTAGCGTTTCTTTATATTTAGACCAGTCAGCTTTTTGCCATTTCGCAAAACGCTTGCTTTTCTTGACCCCATAAAAATAAAAAAGATATTGTGAATATTTGTCGGTGTTTGAGTGGTTGTTCATTTCCTCGGCATAGAGAACCGTATCAAGAAAGTATGACATCGTTCTATTAATAACAAACGGTACATACTCTTTTTCGATATATTCTCTATCTAATTTTTCAACCTTTAAATTGATCGAATTTAAAATTATGACTAAAGGTGAAGGCATTATTTAAACTCACATTCAACTAAAATTTTTCCAAAGAATGTTGCTAAATTAATTTCCTTATCAACAACAAACGCATTTTTATAATCATGCTCATTATATAAACACATAGCGTCATGATATGACTCAGGAATTAGAGCCTCATCACAATAGATCAAAAACGCTTTCATAATTTTACTAACGTCTTGATGTTTATGTTCTGCTACCCACCCCCGCATTTTTGTGTACTCACCACGTTTCATAATGCCGTAAAGGTCATCTAACCCATCCACAACCAAGTCATCTGTAGACAAGTCTAATACACCTGACATAGAGTGACTTTGTAATTCATTCAACACTCTGCGAAAGTCTGGGAAATATTTTTTCAAAACATCAGCTAAGACTTTCTTATCAAAAGTCACATTTTCAGTTTTTAAAATTTCCATACAACGTTTTGCAAAACTTCCAAACAATTGATTTTGAATTTTTTTGTTTGGTTGATCAAAATTAATCACGGTGCAACGTGAGTGTAATGGCTCAATAATTTTAGCAGGAAAATTCGCTGTGAAAATAAAGCGACAGTTCTTGCTAAACTCTTCCATGAAATTTCTTAACGCAGGCTGTGTTGACGTAGGGTTAAGATGATCCGCTTCGTCAAGGATAACAATTTTCAACCCACCCATTAAACTTTTACTAGAGGCAAACTGTGAAATCGTAGTTCTTAACGTGTCAATGTTGCCATCTTTTGAGGCATTGATGATAAGATAATCAGAATTCAATTCATGCAATAACGCTTTTGCAACCGTAGTTTTACCCACACCTGCCGAACCTGTCAGCATTAAATGTGGGATCTCTCCTTGTTTAACAAAAGCGTTTAATTGATCTTCTAATTTTTTTGGCAGAATACATTCTGATATTACTTTAGGTCGATATTTTTCAACCCATAAAAATAAGTCTTCCATAATAATTTACCCATGATAAAATTGTCGTTGTCCAATTATTTTCCCCGTAGGGTGATAATTATGAAACAGTGCTACCTGCTCATTACAAACGTCTTGGACTTCTTGTTGTGTTACGCTCCCATCAGTCGGAAAAGTTACTTGAAAGGGACAAAGATAGTCCTCTCCATTTTTTTCCTTTGCGACTGCTTGGAATAAAATTGTTGATGCCTTATTCATCAACACTCATCCAATACGTTATGTTTTCAGCTTCATTATTAAATTCTAATATAGCGTCATCAATAATTCCAACTTCATAATCGTAAGGTAAGATGCGTAATTTTTCCATTGCAATTGCAACTTTAAAGTCGTCACCGATAGACGCTACTTTTACAGTGTAAGTGTTACCTTCACTGACATTGTTTTCTTTACCCAAAACTAATAGAACGTTTTCGTCTAAATGTGACATACGCATAATAGGCAGATCCATAACGGCACTTGCTTTATTAATTTTTTCCAGAATTTCAACTGGCAATTCAAATTTTGCTTCTGTGTCTGAGTCACGGAAATCTTTTGTAGATGTTTGGATCAACTTTTCTTCTGAGTAATAATATTTTGTAGTGTACTGTCCAGAAGAAATTGAAACATAATTTTCTTCAAACGTTAATTCAGGGTCATCAAACAATGACAACGTATTTAAAAATTCATTCAAGTCATAGATAGCAAAGTCGATTGGAAATTCATCGGGGATTGTTGCCAACGCAAGTACAGTTCTTGCAATGCTAACAGTTTTTAATTCCGTGCCTGCTGAAATAATGATCCCATTATTAATGCTTGAAAAGTTTTTAAGAATGTTGACTGTTTTTGTTGATAGCTTCATGTTTTTCTCCATTGTAAAAGTTATTTATAGTGTAACACAACTAATTGTGGATGGGGGCACGTTTTGCATCATTAGTCGTAAAAATTTATGATTAAATGCAAACGTCCAACATCTCACGTCTTCTGGCATCTTGCCAACTTCGTTCAAAGAAATTACATATCCCCTTGAAGTGCCAATTTTTTTCTTAGAATAAATGTCTGGATATTCATTTATGTATTCTAATAGTTTTGACTTATTTAGTAAAAATGCAATGTCATGGTTTCCTATTAAAATAAAGTTTGTGTTGTCCTCACGCAAAATTCCAGAGGGTACAAACCGTTTATTTTTGGCATTACTTTTTTCGGCATACTCAATGTAAATATTCAAATGTTCCTGAATTTTTTCATCATTTTTTATTTCAATGCCACGTTTACT